CCGCGTTGTGGAACGGTCTGACGGGGGGTAGGGGTTGAAAACCTGTGTAATGTAATAGCCATGAGCACAAAAACAGAACCCATCAACCTGCGATGGGCTCAAGGCCAGGTTTATTCGAGCGAAAAGCGCTTTCGCGTCCTAGTTGCTGGTCGTCGATTTGGCAAATCGTACCTTTCATGCGTCGAGCTACTTCGTGGAGCGATCAATCGCCCAGGCGAAACGTTCTTTTATTGCGCCCCGACTTATCGAATGGCCAAAGATATTGCGTGGAGAGCGTTAAAAAAGCTGGTTCCGAAGGTTTGGATTCACACGAAGAACGAAACGGACCTACGAATCGAGCTAATTAACGGTTCAACGATCGAATTAAAGGGTACTGAGAACGCAATGGCGCTTCGTGGCCGAAGTTTGTCGGGCGTAGTGCTTGATGAGGCGGCTTTTATGGATTCGGAGGTGTGGTTTGAGGTAATTCGACCTGCTTTGGCGGATAAGGAGGGTTGGGCGTTTTTTATGACTTGTGGTGTTATGTCCCAGACGACGAAACAAACGAATGGCAACGATGGAGCTACACAACGATTGAAGGAGGAAACGTCAGCAAGCAGGAGGTCGAAGCAGCCCGCGCTCAACTTGATTCGCGCACGTTCCGCCAGGAATTTGAAGCGTCCTTCGAGAACCTGACTGGTTTGGTGGCCATCAGTTTTTCTGACGACAACATTTCAACGGAAGCGAAGGATATTTCGATTCAGCCGTTGCTGCTGGGCGTTGACTTCAACGTGGATCCAATGTCTGGCATCTGTGCGGTCAAGGATGCGGACACGTTGTATGTGTTTGACGAGATCATGCTGACGGGCGGGGCCACAACTTGGGATTTTGCGGAGGAGGTTACCCGTAGGTATGGGGTGGATCGTCGGGTTATTGCTTGCCCTGACCCTACGGGCGGAGCCAGGAAGACCAGTGGTGTTGGCGTAACGGATCACGCAATCCTCAGACGCAGCGGCTTTACGGTTCAATCACCACGATCACCGTGGAAGATCCGAGACAAGATCACAGCGGTCAACACGGGCCTAATGGATGCTTCTGGAGCGCGACGGGTCAAGATCCATCCACGCTGCAAAGAGTTGATCAAGTCATTACGGACGTTGACTTACGCCCCAGGCACTGGTTTGCCTAACAAAAATCTAGGAGTGGACCACGCCTTTGATGCTTTCGGGTATCTTGTGCTTCAGCAGTTCAACTTGGCCAAGCCTGAGGCCATGGGAACTACGTCATACCGCTTGTATTGAGGATGTTTCGTCCGCTCAACGCACCTTGTTGTCCGAAATGTGGGTCAGAGGAGTCCAAGGTAATGGGGCGCTATACGTCACAGGACAATGATTGTGTGCGTGAGCGGCGTTGTTTGGAGTGTGATCATCGCTGGAAGACGTTGCAATCACCTGAGGAGGAGCTTCATCCGTCAGTGCAGGTAAGATTTTTCCGTTGGAATTCGCCTAGCGGTAAAAAGCGGCGTGTAACGCTGGAATACGGGTCTAAAGCTGTTTAAACTAAGCATGTCGTCGCATTTTGCGTCATGCCTAAAGGTCCAGGGACTTACGGCACACAAAAAGGCCGTCCACCCAAGAAAAAGAAGGGCATGAAAAAGGGCGCTAAGAAGATGCGGTGTAGCTGTGGTCAGTGAAAACGTCCCAGTAAACAAGGCGCTTTATGCTCGCGTAAAGGCTGAAGCCGAGCGCAAATTCGCAGTTTATCCGAGCGCGTATGCAAATGCGTGGTTGGTGCGCGAGTATAAGAAGCGTGGTGGCACTTATCGGAAAGCAACCAGTGGCGGAACGAAAAAAACCACGAAAACCCGCAAAACCAAAAAAGCCAAGTAAGCCTCGTGGTGGGCTTGGCCGATGGTTTGACGAGAAATGGGTCGATATAAAGACCGGAAAGCCTTGTGGGCGCTCTAAGGGCGAAAAGCGGGACTATCCAGCGTGCCGACCATCAAAACGAGTGTCGTCCAAGACGCCCAAAACGACTGGTGAGATGTCACCTGCCGAAAAAGCTCGGTTTAAGCGCGAAAAAACCGGCTCAAAGAAGATAGGCTACCAACATAAGCGTCGTAAGCCTGGGGGTAAAAAGTAATGGCCGAGAAGAAAAAGCGTAAAAAAGGTCCAAATCTTAGTGTTGGCAGGGGTGAAAAACTTCCTGCCAGCAAGGGTGCTGGCCTGACAGCTAAAGGTCGAGCTAAATACAATCGTGAAACTGGTTCTAACTTAAAGCCACCAGTAACTGGCAAGCCAAAAAATAAAAAAGAGGCTGCACGTAAAAAGTCTTTTTGCGCAAGAAGTAAGAACTGGACGGGCGAACGAGGCAAAGCTGCTCGTCGCCGCTGGGGTTGCAACAACTAATCAACGGTTAAAATGAAGACATGACTTACTCCGTCCCAGGGCTCGTAAGGACCCATTTGGTCAGCAGCTCCTACATGGGGAGTGTTGACAGTCCATTCGTCCGTACACGGGCGGTGATCGACCAGATGAAAGGCTGGGAGATCATGAAAGCCGTCGTAAACGGTACGGAGTATTTACGTGAAAACAGCGAGGCATTCCTGCCTTTAGAGCCTCGTGAAGACTATTCAGCGTATCTAGCGCGAGTCAATCGTTCTGTATTTACGCCCTACACGCAGCGACTGATCCGAGCGGCAGCTGGCTTAATCCTTCGCAAACCAATCAGCATCGAAGGCGACCCTTATTGGACAGACGTCTTTAATAAGGATGTCGATGGATGTGGATCGGATCTAGATGAGTACGCCCGACGACTCCTGATTTGTGCCCTGACGTATGGGCACTGTCACACGCTGGTTGATTTTCCTGCGCCTACGGACGCAAGAAGTCTTGCAGAAGAGCGTGCTCTTAATCGTCGGCCCTATTGGATTGAGGTGGATCCCACTCAGATCTACGGTTGGCGACTGGACCGCGAAACCAATTACGGAAACCTTACGCAAGTTCGAATCGGAGAAAAAGCAGTAGTTCCCGACGGCGAATTTGGTGAAAAAGTTTATGACCAAGTACGTGTCATCGAGCCAGGTCGTTATCGCGTCTTTCGCCAGGAAGAGCAAAAACTCGAAATGCAAGGGCCATTTCCATACCCCGCTTCATTCAATCAATCCGATGCTACGTCGGAGTATGAACTGGTTGAATCTGGTCCTTACTCGCTCGATCAAATTCCACTGGTAACGATCTACGCGAATAAAACGGACACAATGACCAGTAAGCCGCCGCTGCTGGACATTGCTCATCTCAATCTGGCCCATTATCAACGTCAGGCGGATCTTATCCACAGTCTCCACATCGCTTCGCAACCGATGCTCGTCCTTGAGGGCTGGGACGATCAGACGAAAGACATGGCTGTCAGCGTTAATTACGCGATGGCGACCCAGCCGGGTAATAAGGTCTATTACGTGGAACCGGCATCTAGCGCGTTTGAAGCGCAGACATCAGAGATACAGGAGTTGCAGCAGCAGATGGCAACGTTGGGGATCAGCACGCTGAGTCAACAGAAGTTTGTCGCTGAATCTGCTGATGCCCGTCGTCTGGATCGGATTGACACCAACTCAATGCTGTCGATGGTGTCGATGGATCTGGAGTCTGGCCTGCAGAAGTCTTATAACCTGGCTGCAAATTATCTGGGTATTGAGCCCCCTAAGGTGAAGATCAGTCGTGATTTTGACTTGCAACGGCTGATTGGCCAAGACATTACGGCCATGGGTCAGCTGTTTGAAGACCAGATCATTAGTCGTGAAGAGTTCCGTGACATGCTCGTTCAGGGTGAAATCCTGTCAAAAGCTGCTGAGTCGCAAGATTCCGCGCCAGAGTTACAGTAGGACTAAATCGCTTCTTACAGCATGGCCAAGTCTCTCGACAAAGTGTTGCAAGCAGATGGTTCCTACAAGTGGGAACTTGTTGACTCTTGGGATCCCGCCTCTGAAAAGAAAACAGAAGCTCCTGCAAAGCCTGCCGCTAAGGCGAAGACGACCAGAAAAACAAAAGCTAGTAAAGTAGCAGAGTAAATCAATTCCTAACGATGGAAGAACAAGTCATCCAGGAGACGCCCGTGGCGTCACCTGAACAGCCTGTGGCTGCGACTGAGACTCCTGCTGTCGATGTTTCTGCTTACGAGCAGCAAATTCAAACGCTTCAGCAACGTGCCATTGAAGCCGAGGAAAAATTTCAAGGCATCAAAGGCAAGCTCGACGACGTTTACAAAAAACAAGACGAACAGCGCCGCAAAACACTGGAGGACCAAGGCCAGTGGAAGGATCTTTGGGAGGAAGCCAACAAGACTGCTCAGGACAAACAGCAAGAAATTGCTGACCTGCAGCGTCAGTTAGAAGATCTTCGGGCTTCTAACGAAACAGCAGCAATGAAAACGTCTGCGCTGTCAGCAATCAGTCAATCTGGTGCAATTAACGCTGAGCAGATGCTGCAACTTGTTCAGAGTAATCTGAAAAAAGCAGAAGACGGCAGCGTCAAGGTTCTCAGCGGTGGTATTGAGGAGGACATCAATGTCTACCTTGCCAAGCTTAAAAATCCTGGTTCTGGTTTTGAGCATCACTTCAAGCCAAGTGCTCAAGCTGGCATGGGTGCTAAGCCAACAACTGGAACTGCTGGTGCTGCAGGTATCGCTAATCCTTGGTTGGAAGGTAGTATTAACTTAACCAGGCAAATGGCCTTGGAAGCTACCGATCCTGACCTTGCAGCTGTGCTCAAGCGAGAGGCCGGTAAATAGTCCCTGTGGGACACCACCTCAAGTCCGTGACTTGA